GTAATATGAAGGCTATGAGCCGAGAAACGGGCATCCCGTACAGGTCCATCATTTACTCCATCGAACAGGCCAAGGCCAAAATCAAAACCGCAATCGAAGCCAATGGATATACTGGTCTATCCCATCCTGATTAGCGCACTCGCTACCCTTGCGGTCGTGGAGTTCCGGGTGCTGCCGGGATGGTTCTACGCTTTGCCCTTTGCGAAGCGGAAGCCGTTTTCGTGCATGACCTGCTTTGGCTTTTGGCTTGGGGTGTTGCTGACCCTGCCAACCTGCCAATGGTACTTGGCTCCTATCCTCGGCCTTGCCTCATCTGCAACCGCAATAATCATCCGGGAATGGACCTTCAAATGACCAACGACCAGTTCATCGTGGCCCAAAAGCATCGCAAGTATTGGGACCAGTACATCGCTTCCCTGACGATGCGACTCCCACCCGATGCCGTTGGAGAACTGCAGGCCATCCTTACGGCTCACGGACGACCGCCTACAAATTGGTGGTGCGCTGACTGCGTAAAATCGGCCCTCCAATACATTTACCTACAAGCGGACTTGTTCCTCGAAGTCAACCAAAACACCATAACCTACCCCCTGAATGCCCCTACCAATCCCGAACAATAACGAGTCAAGAGAAGGCTTCATCGGTCGTTGCATGAGCAACAACGAGGCCAATGCGGAATTTCCCGATACGGCTCAACGGCTTGCGGTTTGCGGCTCAACGTGGGAGAATCACAAGAGGCAGCAGTTCGAGTCGTACTCCGATTACGGCCAAGAGATTCGGGCCAATGCAAAGAGGGGGATTGAACTCAACGAGCGGAACGGGAACAAGTGTGCCACGCAGACGGGTAAGGTCCGGGCGCAGCAGTTAGCAAATGGGGAAGCCATCTCGGTGGAAACCATCAAGCGGATGCACTCATACCTGTCCCGTGCTGAAACCTACTACGACAACGCTGACGACACCTCGGACTGCGGTTACATCTCCTACCTCCTGTGGGGTGGCAAGTCGGCTCTCTCATGGTCAAGAAATAAACTCCGAGAACTTGGCGAACTTGAAGGCGAAGGATGACGAGGCACAGGTGCAGGCTCGGATGGACTCGCTGATGATGGTCATTACGACCCTGTGCGACTGCATCGGAGCGGTGGACGATTCCAATGCCCCGAACCAGTACGAAGTGAAAATGAAAATCGTAAACAAGATTAGCGACCTAATAGACAAAATCGAATACTAATGGGAACCAGTAAGGGCAACGGCAAGTACATCGAAACCCCCGAAAAGATGTGGGAGTACTTTGAGGCATACCGCTCGCAGGTCAAGGCAAACCCAAGGACCAAGACGGTATTCCCCGGCAAGGATGCTATTCCCCAATACGAACCCTTAGAGCGTCCGCTGACCTTGGAAGGCTTTGAGAACTGGTGTGCGGATGCAGGTATCGTTCAGGACTTAGGGGATTATTTTGGGAATACAAGGGGCAACTACTCCGAGTATTCAGCCATCTGCTCGCGTATAAGGCGAACCATCCGTCAAGACCAAATCGAAGGGGGCATGGTCGGTCAGTACAACCCGTCCATCACTCAACGCCTCAACAACCTTGTGGAACGCCAAGAGAACACGGTCCACATCGAGCAACCCCTGTTTGGGGATGGACTTTAAGTACACGACCGCTATCAGCCGAATCCGTCGGATGACGGCCCGGAAGAAGGTCATCCAAGGCGGAACAAGTGCGGGCAAGACCCTCGCCATCCTTGCGGTCCTGATTGACATCGCAGCAAAGAACAAGACCGAGATATCGGTGGTTTCCGAATCCATCCCTCACCTACGAAGGGGTGCAATCAAGGACTTTGCGAAGGTCATGCAATGGACAGGCCGATGGGTCGCAGACCGATGGAACAAGACCCTCCTGACCTACAACTTCGCAAACGGCTCGGTCATCGAGTTCTTTTCGGCTGATTCCGAGGCAAGGCTCCGAGGGGCAAGGAGGCAGGTCGTCTACATCAACGAGGCCAACAACATCGACTTCGAGTCCTACTACCAGTTGGCAATCCGTACAAGCGAAGCCATCTACATCGATTTTAACCCGACGCATGAGTTCTGGGCGCATACCGAGGTCCTGCCCGAACAGGATGCAGAACTGATAATCCTAACCTACAACGACAACGAGGCTTTGCCCGACACGATTAGGAGAGACATCGAACTGAACCGCACCAAAGCCGAAACGTCTGCGTATTGGGCGAACTGGTGGAAGGTATATGGCCTTGGTCAAGTCGGGACGCTACAGGGTGCGATATACGAGGACTTCGAGGTTGTGGAGGGTATAGATGTCAGCCGTGCGAAATTCGTCGCCTTAGGGCTTGACTGGGGCTTTAGCAACGACCCTACGGCCTTGGTCGCTATCTACCGCCAAGGGGACTGCCTGCTGATTCAGGAACTGCTATACTCCACGGGCCTGACCAACCAAGACATCGCAGACAAACTGCGGTCGCTGGGCATCACAAGGGCTTGGGAGATAGTGGCCGATTCAGCAGAACCGAAGAGCATCGAGGAAATCTACCGCCTTGGCTTCAACATCAAGCCAGCGGAGAAAGGCCCGGACTCGGTCAGGAACGGCATCGACATCCTGAAACGCTTTAAATTGCAGGTTACCAAGGATAGCACAAACCTCATCAAAGAACTGCGGTCCTACACTTGGGCGACCGATAAGGAGGGCAAGAACACGGGGGTCCCTATTGATTCCTTCAACCACGCCTGCGATGCGATGCGGTATGTGGCCCTCAATAAGTTAAGGGTCAGTAACTCAGGGAAGTATGTTGTGGTTTAACTTTGCCCTATGAAAATATCCGACCTCTTCCAACTCCTTTGGCAAATCGCACAGTTTGTGGTTAGCATCGTTTGTATCGCAGTCGCCTTATCCGTGCTTTTGTGAAAGTCGTTCACTACTACCACATCTATTGCGGAGGGAATTGGCAGTTAATCCTCAACCAGCACATGATGGCCGTCTGCAATTACGGGCTTATCAATGTCTTGGACGAAATCCGTGTCGGTATCGTCGGTCCACCAGAGCAACGCAAAGCGGTCAAGGAGGTGCTGGAAGGGTCAATGGTGGCCGATAAGGTCAAGGTCGTAGTAACCCGGACCAACGCTTGGGAGCAGGCGACCCTTACCGAGATGTACCGGGCCTCGCAGGAGGAAGAAGCCGTGTACCTGTACGCTCACACGAAGGGGGCTGCGAATCCATCCTTGACCACCCAACTTTGGGGCAGGTCCATGCTATTCTTCAACGTGGTCGCATGGGAGCGGTCCATGCAAATGCTGGAGCAGGTCGATGCCGTAGGATGCCATTGGATTACCAAGGAGCAGTTCCCTCACATGGCCGATGCCAACAACCCCGAAGGCTACCCCTACTTTGGGGGCAACTTTTGGTGGGCGAAGTCGAGCCACATCAAGGAACTCGGTGAGCCTGTACGGGACCACCGATTTCAAGCCGAGCATTGGATAGGAAAGAAACCCGACACCAAGGTCTTTGATTCCAACCCCGGCTGGCCTTCACCCGAACGCTTTGTCATAACCTTCTAACATGAAAAAACACATCGACCAACTCAAGGCTTTGGACTACTCGCACATCTACACGACGGCCGTGGACCACATCATTGAAATCTACGAGGAAGCCAAGAAGCACAAAGGAGGCCACGCTTTAGAACTCGGTTCCTACCTCGGACACTCGACGCTCGCTATCGCCTTGGCCGGGCTTGACGTGGTGGTTTACGACACCGATACAACGGTTGAGGATAAGCGCAAAGCCCTCCTGTCCAAGTTCAAGGTCGAATGGAACAACCAACCGAGCCACATGGCCCTGCAAGAGGTCAGGACTTTTGACTTCATCTTTCACGACTCCGACCACGGGGACGGCATGATTCCCGAAATGGTTGCCTTGTTCAACAAAGCCCTGAACCCCGGTGGGACGATGGTCATCCACGATGCCGAACTGCTGACGATGATCAACCTTACAAGCCAACTGGAATCACACGAAGCCAAGGGGTCAACCGACCAAAGAGGCAGGATGCTCTTAACCCTCTACAAGAAATGAAGGCAAAAACTTACATCTTCTGCCACGATACGGACATCGTGAAGCAATGCGAATCCGAGGGAAGGTTCAAGGACTTAGCCCCCTACACTTGGGTCATGCTTGGGTTCAAGGACTTTGACGGCATGGCTGGCCTTGACCACATTATCGCAAGAAACGAACCCGACAACATTGAGAGCCACCGAAACCTCGTCGCTTGGACTGGATGGTACGCTTTAGCCAAGAATGGCTACATCAAGAAGGGCGATGTCGTGAACCTGTTTGAGTACGACCTCACCAAGACAGGCGACTTTGACCAACGGGCTTACTGCGCCTATTTCCGAGTCCCTGTGGACGTTGTGCCTTACTGGTCGTGTGGCGATAATTACGAGCCACACATCAAGCAACTGACTGGAAGGGGTGCAAAGGAGTTCTATCAACCCGTCGTGCCTGTAACTTCCAATTACACGCTGACTTGGGACGATTCCTACCTTGACCTAACCGTCGCCTGCATTGAGCAGAAGTTGGTGGCTATTCCCCACGTCGGCCACATTTTAGAACGAGCATACTCGCAGAGGTTTGCTGACATCCCTTACAACGTGGCTGCATTCAAGCACGCCTTCGCCAACTCTCACGGGTTCTAAGATGTACTTGGTCGGGGTCAATTATGCAACGAGTGAGTACCTTCCAGCAGCGAGGGCGCAGGCCAATCAGTATCCGTTCCCGATTACAACAACCGAGGACGAGAAACGTCCGGGCAGGGGCAACAACTGGTGGAGGTGGAAGCCTCAAATCATCCTTGACGCTCTCTTTGATTTGCAGGAGGACGAAGCCCTGCTTTACCTTGATGCCCAAGACCTGCACGGAGATGGCTGCTTTGAGTTTGCCAAGCAATACTTGCAAGACAACCCCATCCTGTTGCATCAAAACTTCCACAACCATATCTCATACACCAAGGGCGACTGCTACGCCTTGATGGACTGCCTTCAGTTCTTCAACGAGAAACCGATGCAGATAGAGGCAGGGTTCCTTGGCTTACGCAAGACCGACTTCACGATTGACCTTATGTACGAGTGGTCCAAGTGGCTGCACGTTGACAAGGCCGTGAATGACGACCCAAGCGAGTACCCGAATCATCCGTCCTTCATTGACCACAGGCACGACCAAAGCATCCTGACCAACCTCGCCCTGCTTAACGACCTGCCTATGGTTGTCGTTCCTGAAATCCGTTGCAACTCAAGACCCAAGTTATGGCTATGAAACTCCAAGACCTCACCATCGACCAGTTCCAACGCATCGGAGCCATTGAGTTCTCCAGCGTCCTTGGGGACTACGACAAGCGAGCAGGGGTCGTCGCAATCGTTGAGGGGGTCGATATATCAATCGTCCGAGAGATGCCCGCCAAGAGCGTCCTAAAGCGTTACAAGGCTATTATCAGCGAGTGGAACGCATTGCCCGCCCTTGGGTACAAGCGAAAGTTCAAAGCCGGGGGCAAGTGGTGGATTCCAACGGTGTTCACGGATGAACTCACGGCTGGGCAGTTGATTGAACTGATGGATGCAAACACGACGGACGAAAAGCAACTCCTGCAGAACCTTCACCGAATCATGGCGACCTTGTGCAGGGAGGGCGGTCTATTCGGATTCTTCCCGAAAAAGTACGACGGGGCTGCCCATGCGGAGCGGGCCGAACTGATGAAGAAACACGCCAAGGTCGGGGACGTTTGGGGCGTTGTCAGTTTTTTTTTGCTAAGTTCAGAATCCTACTTGAAAGTTTTGAGCGACTATTCCAAGCACCTGATGACGAAGGCAGGGGAGTTGACGTAAGCCCTCTCGCAGGGTACGGATGGCTGATGGT